TATAAGGCTACAGGCTAAGTTTTTCAGATACACTGGAATAAGATTTTACTTTTGACCGAACCTAGACTACACTATATACACAGAAAAGACTGTTTAAAAAATTTTTTGCAAAATTTTTATGGCTACAGAAGAAGTATTAGAACTCAGCTTAAAAGATTTCACGGATATAATCTTTGATCCCACTAACCCTGTTGACTATGCATCACTAAGTGGTGGACCGTTAGGTAAAGGTATAGTCGGAATCGCAAAGGTTAATAAACTTATGGAAAAAATAGCTGCGATACAAAAGCAACGTGCCAAGTTCCAAGCACAATTACAAAAAGGTATGGCAGATAAAAAGGTTGGCATGGAATCTAACTATCAAGCTGATATTACTGGCGGTGAAAAACTTATCAAGAGTGCAGAAAAGAATTTACAGAAACTTAATGAACAAGAAAAACTACTCAGAGGTCAACTTCCTAAAGGTCAAATAGAAATGGATCTTAATAGAGGAGGAGTGGTTAACTTGATGCCCCTCAAGTATTAGATCGCTGCATGACTATTCGCCCCCAGCTTGAACAACTGCCAGAGGAAGTTCTAAAAGAACACCTAGAACTATCAGAAAGGTTACAAGAGATTGAGCGTGTAGAAAATGCGCAATCAAAGTTTTTATCTTTTGTCAAAACTCAATGGCCATCGTTCGTGGAAGGTGCTCACCATAAACAGATGGCAGAAGCCTTTGACCGTATAGCTGATGGCAAAATAAACAGACTTATAATAAACATGCCACCAAGGCACACGAAGTCTGAGTTTGCGTCCCATTACTTTCCTGCATATTTAGTAGGTCGTAATCCGTCGCTCAAGATCCTACAAGCAACTCACACTGCAGATCTAGCTGTAAAGTTTGGTCGTAAGATTCGTGACCTTATGTTAACAGAAGATTACGAAAAGATATTTAGTTCGGTAGCTATTAACCCAGACTCAAAAGCAGCAGGTAAATGGGAAACACAAGACACGAACAACCCTAAACTTAAAGGGGAGTATTATGCAGCTGGTGTGGGCGGTGCTCTAGCTGGTCGTGGTGCGGACTTATTTATTATTGATGACCCTCACTCCGAGCAAGATGCCCTTAACCCAAAGTCCATGGACGATGTGTATGAGTGGTATACCAGTGGACCGAGGCAACGTCTTCAACCTGGAGGCAGTATAGTCATAGTCATGACACGGTGGAACGTCAACGACTTAACAGGTAGATTACTCAAAGATGCGGCACGTGATCCTAAAGCAGATCAATGGGAACTTATAGAACTTCCTGCAATATTACCGAGCGGTAAACCCTTATGGCCAGAGTACTGGTCAATAGAAGAAATAGAAAGTGTCAAAGCTTCGTTAAGGGGTGGACCAAAGTGGCACGCTCAATACATGCAGAACCCTACCTCAGAAGAAGGGGCACTTATAAAAAGAGAGTGGTGGAAAGAATGGCCATACGATAAACCACCTCAGTGTGATTATATTATTCAAAGTTATGATACTGCGTTTTTAAAATCAGAGATGGCAGATTATTCTGCTATAACCACGTGGGGTGTGTTTTACCCAGAAGGTCGTTTAGGCGGTGAAGAAATATACAACGGCGATGCTCCACACATCATATTATTAGACGTAGTGAAAGGTAAGTACAACTTCCCTGAACTCAAAGGTCAAGCATTTAAGCAATACGAACATTGGGAACCAGACGTAGTAGTTATAGAAGGCAAAGCCAGCGGTATGCCCTTAACACAAGAACTGCGTAACTTAGGTATACCTGTACAAAACTACACACCATCAAAAGGCAACGACAAAGTAGCAAGAGTCAATAGCTGTGCTCCGTTGTTCGAGTCTGGTATGGTTTGGTATCCTGATACTAATTGGGCAAAGGATGTAATAGAAGAATGTGCAGCTTTCCCAGCAGGTGATCACGACGACTTAGTAGACTCAACCACACAAGCCTTAATGAGATTTAGGCAAGGTGGCTTTGTACAACTACCAAGTGATTACGAAGAAGAAGTTTTATATCGGAAGAAAATAAGTTATTATTGATAACTTATAAAGGAGAACTATGGCTATAGAAGTACAAAGATATCCTAAACGGGAGAACCCCATAACGTCAGAAGAAGAGATAGTCGTAGAACTAGAAGACTCAACCGATGACGGTGGTGTAGAGTTTCAAGTTGGAGCTGATGGTCAGATGCTTCCTATGGAAGACACAGAAGCACTAGAAACAGAACACAACTCAAACCTAGCTTTAGTTTTAGATCCAAGTTCACTTAGCGAAATATCAGGTGAACTTATCGGAGCTTTTGAAGAAGACAAAGAATCACGTGATGAATGGTTACAAACTTTTTCTGATGGTCTTGACTTATTGGGTATCAAGTCAGAAGAACGTGACATGCCATTCCCAGGAGCAAGTGGAGTAACCCACCCACTCCTCTCAGAAGCAGCTACACAGTTTCAGGCACAAGCCTATAAAGAATTGCTACCAGCTAATGGTCCCGTCAACACAAAAGTGGTAGGACTTGACACACCAGAGATAGCAAAGCAAAGTAAACGTGTCAAGGATTTTATGAACTACCAGATAACAGAGGTTATGGAAGAGTATGATCCTGATATGGATAGTCTGTTATTTTACTTACCATTGGCTGGTAGCGCATTTAAAAAAGTTTATTTTGACTCACTACTGGGTAGAGCCACGTCTGCCTTTGTAAAAGCAGAAGATTTAGTCGTAAGTTACGACACAACTAACCTAGAAACATCACCAAGAATCACCCACGTCATCACAATGACAGGGAATGACATCAGAAAGATGCAATTAAGCGGTGTTTATCGTGATTTTGACATCGGATCTCCTGGAGAAGGGAGCTATGATGAAGCAAAAGACAAGATTGATGAGCTTCAAGGACTCAGTAGACCGACCAGTGACTACAATGAATACACTATATTAGAGATTCATGTTGATTTAGAGCTAGAAGGCATTGATGAATACGAATATGGTGTGCCTTATATCGTTACTATCCTTGAAGAATCAGGCGAAATACTCGCAATTAGGCGAAACTGGGCTATGGATGACGAATTATTCCGTAAAAAAGAGTATTTTGTACACTATAAGTTCCTCCCAGGACTCGGATTTTACGGTTTTGGCTTAATTCACATGATTGGAGGGCTAACTAAGTCCGCAACTTCTATTTTAAGACAATTAATTGACGCTGGAACGCTAAGTAACCTGCCTGCAGGCTTCAAAGCACGTGGTATGCGTGTACAAGGTGAAGATGAACCCCTCAGACCTGGAGAATTTAGGGATGTTGACGTTCCAGGAGGCACAATACGTGATGCCTTGATGCCTTTACCGTATAAAGAGCCAAGTAATGTGCTTAGTCAACTATTAGGCATACTTATTGACTCAGGTAGAAGGTTTGCAAGCATAGCAGACATGCAAGTTGGTGATATAGGTAGTCAACAACTGCCAGTAGGTACAACTGTAGCTATGTTAGAGCGTGGTACAAAGGTTATGTCAGCTATACATAAACGTTTACACTTTGCTCAAAAGAAAGAATTTAGATTACTGGCTGGAGTTTTCTCTAGATCATTACCACCGTCATATCCCTATGCGGTGGAGGGCGCACCTTCTGATATCAAACAGTCAGATTTTGATGATCGTGTAGATATTATTCCAGTCAGTGATCCTAATATATTTAGTATGGCTCAACGTGTGATGTTAGCTCAACAAGAACTACAGATGGCACAAGCTGCACCTCAAATACACAATCTACGTGAAGCGTATAAGAGAATGTATGAAGCCCTAGAAGTAAAAAACATAGATCTACTTTTACCGCCTCAAGAAGAAGTGCCACCTAGAGATCCAGTAAGTGAACAACAAGCAGCGATCATGGGACAACCTATTAAGGCTTTTGAGTTCCAGAATCACGATGCTTACATAACTGCACATACAGCTTTCTTACAGAATCCTATGATGCAACAAAACCCCATAGCATTACAAGCCATACAAGCAAACATACAAGAACATACTTCTATGGTTTATAAACAACAAATAGAACAAGCACTAGGTCAACAACTTCCACCACTTGAGCAAATACAAGATCCACAAGTGATGAATGAGATAGCTCTTGCTGCTGCTAATGCTACACAACAAGTAACAGGTCAGCAACAAGCTCTCATACAAGCACAACAAAACAGTCAAATAGATCCTGTGGTAGAACTCAAACGTGAAGAAATAGCACAAAGAGCTCAGTCCGATGCTTTACGAAGTCAGGTGGATTTAGCTAAAATAGAATCACAAGAGGCAATAGCAGAAATGAAAGTGGCTCAAGATAGAGAAGAGGCTTTACTAAAGGCTCAAAATGATAACAATAAAACTTATGGTCAAATATTGAAAGATGTTAGATCAGCAGATACAAACTCAAAAGGTGATTAAATGAAAGATACAACTAAATATAAAGAAGTTAGTTTTCCTGCTCCAAATAAAATAGACCTATCAAAGCCAGTAAAAGGTCCAGTTGTTTTAACTAAAAGCAACAGTGATATTTTTGGTCAAGGTCAAAAAACTGTTCAAGGTAAAGGATCAGCAACTAAAGGAACTAAATTCAACGCAAGCCCCAGCGGAGTTAGGTAGTGTCCAAGAAAAGACCTGGACTCTGGGCGAACATTCACGCTAAAAGAAAGCGTGGAGAAAAGATGCGTAAAAAAGGTGACAAAGGTGCACCAACAGAAGCGCAGATGAGACAAGCTCGAGGTATGCAAACAGGTGGAGTATTTATGAAATCAAAACACAGAGGATGTGGAGCAGTCATGCCTAACCGTAGGAAGACTACTAAATACTCATGAGTAAATCACCAGACGAGTTTGTATACAGAGCAACATTAGATAGAGTAATAGACGGAGATACATTTGATTGTGTCTTAGATCTAGGATTTGATGTCAAGCTACACAAACAAAGAGTCAGGTTAGCTGGTATAGATACACCAGAATCAAGAACAAGAAACCTAGCAGAAAAAGCACTAGGTTTAAAAGCAAAAGAAAGACTTAAAGAACTCTGCATCGGAACCTTTAAAGTGAAGTCACTAGGAAAGGGAAAGTATGGCAGGATATTGGGTGTTCCATATACTGCGGATGGCGAAGATATATGTCAAAAACTTATATCGGAAGGACATGCTGTAGAATACTGGGGCGGAACTAAAACTAAAGTATGGGGTTAATACCATGGTAATGAAAAGAAGTAAAATGAACGCCAAACGTAAACTGTCAAAAGGTGGACAAAAACGTAGAATGTCAAAAGGCGGAGCAAAACGCAAAACTACTAGAAGAAAAAGGAGATAAGTGGCACATCTCATCAGTAACATCCCGCACTTTAAATGCTGGGTAAGAAGAGAGTTTACACATAACCACGAAAAATACCACGGAGAATATCTTCACGCACTCGCTATAGCAGTTAACACGATCCCTGATAGATCATTAAGTTTTCAGGTTGTGTTTACAGGAGAAGAAGCTAACTGCGAAGATTGGGACGAAGGAAATATACACGGTGGTGCGATGTGGGCAAGGATGCCAATACAAGCTCTAGTTGCTGATATCCCTAGTGAAGATTTCCCAGTTCCCATGGAAGATCATATAGCTCAACCGTGGGACTGTGAATCAAGAGATCATTCTGTTGTGGTGATGGACAGAGTTTCTTCTTCACCGTGGCTTTGCAAAATTGATGGAAACTTTTATAATGGTAAGTATATGTTTACTGTTGACTACACTGGTAATGATATAGCTGATGATTCAGCTCAACACAAACAGTCTCATGTACTGTATATAACTGAAGACTGTGAGTGGCAAGGTAACTTTGTAGCATTACCTAATAATAGAGTGAGGGCTACTAGCCCAGCACTGTGGGTAACTGGAGAAGGAGCACCAGATTTTAGACCTTCTCAGTACTCGCACTCAGCAGAAGGACATGATAGTTACATGGATCCAACTATAACATTTAATAATTTATATGACGAGAAAGTTTCCAAAAGTAGCAAAAAGTAAAAAGGGTGTACCTAGAGCATACCTTAAAGGTGCTAAGAACCCTAAAGCTAGAGAGAGGGAAATACTCAAAACTAGAAAGAAGTATCTTTCTGGTAAAATGACAAAGAAAGATTTTGAAGCTGTAGAAAAGTCTAGAGCTAAAGATAAAAAGAAACCAGCAACTAAAAAGAGAAAAGTTGTAAGGAGGAAAAAGAAATAATGGGAACACCAGCTTGCGTAAAGAAGTATGCTAAGAGTAGCGGTAAATCAGAGTCTACACTTAACAAAGTATACAAAAGAGGTCAAGGTGCATACTTTAGTTCAGGATCTCGCCCAGGACAAAGCTCACATAGTTGGGGCTGTGGTCGTGTAAGAAGTTTTGCTACAGGTAAAGGCGGAGCAAGAAAAGCAGATAAAGATTTATTAAAGGGAGGAAAAAAGAAAAAGAAAATGACTAAAGGTGGAGAAAAGAAAGGCGGTTTCCCTGATTTTAGTGGAGACGGTAAAATCACAAGAAAAGATATATTAATGGGTCAAGGTGCTATACCTAAACCAATGGTAGCAGGTGGTGCTGTTTCAAGAGGGTGTGGTGCTGTGATGAACAATAAAAAGAGAAAAACTAAAAATATATGGTACAGGATTATACATTTTTTTGATAGTTG